TTCGTAGGCGCCGCTGTAAGCGCAGAGAAACCCCCCACCGCCCTGCTGGGTCAGGGGGGGGTTTCTGCCGTCTCAGAGCGTCGTCATGTTGGGCATGGGCAGCAGGTCAGTAAACAGCTCGCGCAGTTCGAGCATCGCGGAGTAGTTTCCCCCCGCGCACTTCAGTAAGCCGGCGCCTTCGTTCCAGAGCTGATAGCGCCACGACTGCGCGAACCACTCCGCGGGGCTGACCTTCGCGTACTCGGTCGTCGGGATGGAGCCGTTCACCCGTTTCCATAGCGCGAGGAACGGCTCTGTTTCGGTGAGTCGTTTCGTCGACCCATCGCCGTTCTGCCACAGCGTGTTGTAGGTCTGGTCGACGTGATGCCCGAACTCGTGGACGAGCGTTTTCGGAGCTTCAGCCTGATTGTTCGTAACGGCGATTCGGGGCGTCTGGTAGATGCCGCCCCATCCGCCCGGCACGGTGACGAACCCGCCGGTCGTGGTCAGCCATTCGTAGCTGGCGATGTGGATTTCGAGGCTCTGGGGTATGTCCTTGGCGATGTCCCAGCGGTCGGCCGGAAGGGGGGCCTCGAACGCAGCGCGGATAGAGGCCGGGATGTAGGTCCGGTAGGCCGATGTGTACAGGCTGAGTGCCGGCGTTTGGATCGCCTCTCGCGGGGCGAAGAGACGAAACGGCCACGGCCCCGGAATGACGTAAGGCACGGTCGGCGGCTGTTCGATCATCCGGTGGTGTACCAGAGCTGAAGCACCGCGTCGGACGCGGGGTTGCCCGTGACAGTGGGAACAGTCACGATGTCGACAGTGACCCTGCTGCGCGCTGGGATGAGTGGGAGACCGGGATCAATCTCGGCCGTGACTTGCCCTTGCGACAGCAGCAGTTCGCGCTGCGATGCGCCATTCACGACCAGGCGGAATCGCGTCCCGCTGTTCGGCGAAGCGGGGGTGCCGCCGAGCGTTGCGACGAATAGCTTCGGGCGGATCGGGACGGGCGGCGAGAGCCAGGGAAGGACGCCGATCCGGGGAGTGAGAAGACCGGCGAACGACCAGTCGGCGGACAGCAGCAGCGAGGACGAGGCGGCGCCCCCTCCCCCACTGACCGGCGCCAGGCTGTCGGGGTCGACTTCGGCCAGCGCCGTATAGGGCAACGCGACGAGACTTGCCGGCACTTGCTTGTAGAACGTGCCGACGCCGGCTACGCCGTGGACCTGAATCCGCCACGCTTGCCCCTCGCCCGTTACGGATAGCTGAACCGAGGCTTTGCCGTCGACGAGGACGACGGGGAAACGTTCGATGGTCCGGGTAATGCCGGCGGCGTTTTCGACGACGACGAGGGAGCACTCGACCCAGCCGTCAGCGAGAGTGTCGACTCCGCCGGACGCGGGGTCTCGGAAGGCGAATTGGACTTCGGTCATTGAGTCTCCTATCGACGAAAGCGGCCCCGGCCGTGAGACCGGGGCCGCGATTAGAGGGGGTTAGGACTTCGAGTGGCGGGGCTCGTAGACGGGATTCCGCGCCACACCCAGCAGCCAGCCGAACCACGGCCACTGGCGTTCGAGCCAGGCAACCGCGATGTAGTAGAGCGATGCGGCGACGGTCGACAGGCTGAGCACGGCTCCGGCCTGAATCTCGGGCTCGACGGGGATGTTGATCGCGGCGAGCACGCCGACAATCCAGCCGATGACAATCGGCACGAGGCTTCGCACAATGGCGATGAAGAAGTTAGACACTGCGTTTCCTTTCAGGTTGGCGCCCTGCGGCGCGGGTGGTTATGCGGCGTAAAGGCTGACGCACACCGCGAGGTAGAGCATCCAGAGCGCGACGGCCGGCACGATGAAGTAGCCGACCGCGACGGTGGCGATCGCCGCAGCGATCACACCCGCCGACCATGCGGCCACGCGAGCTAGCCGGCGCACGCTAGTAGCGCAGCCCGGCGGCGCGGCTCTGCGCGCCGACGATGCCGTCGACCTTGATCCGGGAGCGCCGCTGGAACTCCTTGACGGCCCCTTCGGTCTGCGCGCCGAAGTCTCCGTCGACGGCGATCTTGCCGGCGTAGGCCGGGTAGTTCCGCTTCAGGAACGACTGAAGCCGGCGGACGTCTTCGCCCTTCGAGCCGCGGCGAAGAGAGCCACCAGGCGCAGCCGGTGTCGCGGCCGGCGCGGTGCCGCCAAGGCCGACGATCTTGTGCCCGAGGAAGCGATCGACCCAGCCGAGGTAAGTGCGCCCACCCCATGAGTTCTCAATCGCCGAGATGGACGTCACGCCGGTCTGGCCGATACCGGGCTTATCGGTCGACGCCAGCGATTCGCCACCGAGACCGATCGTGATGTGGCCAGCGCGTTCCGGGTACTTCGTGTTGGAGAAGAGCGCGATCGCGCCAGCCGGCACGTTGCGGTCTCCGCGGTGGCGGTGTTCCTCCGGGGTGTTTTCCCAGACGTTGCGCGCCTTGCCATAAGAGCCGGCGGGCTTGTCGGAGGACGGCGACCCGAACGCTTTGAAGACAGCTTCGAGGCACATTCCGGTCGCGTATCGGCCGAAGGCCAGCAGCCGGTGGGCCGCTTCCTGTCCGTTGAGGTCTGCCATCAGATGGCCTCCGTCGTCTGGTCGCCGTCGTTCGCTTCGAGCGCGGCTTCGGCGTGGGCGATCTGTTCTTCGGTGAGTTCGTTTGGGTCGGACATCGTTCCTCCTAGTTGAATGACGAAAGCCCCGCTTGTGGCGGGGCTTTGGGGTGACAGATGACGGGAGCTGGGTCAGCTCGCGCCGTTTGCGATGTGGTCGGTGAGGCGGCGGTTCGTTCTCGACGCCGTTGTTTTCAGCGACGCGGCTTGTCGCTTCACATGCGCCACGTCGTCGGAGAGTTCGGAGCTTTGTTTCTTGACCTGTGCCACGTCGGCCGTGAGCGCGGCGACGGCGCTCTCGGTGCGCATGGCGATGTCTTTGACGGACTTCCCCGAGTTGGTGTCCAGCTCGTGTTTGATGAACGCGAGGTCATCGGGAAGGGTGCTGAGCGAGTTGACGAGCACGACGAATCTGACGACGAACGGCCATGCTTTGCGCACAGCGACGATGAATCCGACGACCGCACCAATGCCGGCGGAGACCGCAGCGACCGCAGTGGCGCATTCCAATATGAGTTCCCACATTTCTAATCACCCCCTCTCAAATTTGACGCACCCCGTATTTGCCTTGCATGCCGCCTTCGCCGTCGATAGACAAGGTGACCGACGACCGGATGATGCGGGCGAGGACCGGCGGCAAGATGCCGTCCGGGTCAGTGAGGCGAACGCAGTCGCCGATTTGGTAGCGCGGGTCGGCCGGCAAGCTCACGTCTTCGAGCTGCGCGCGGGGCCTGTTGAGGGACGACAGGACCGTTGCGAGGAAGTTCGGCAGGGTCGCGGGGTTGTGGCGCCAGACGCTCGACCCCATGTCGAGTACTCGCTCGCCCCATTGCGCTTGGGTCGCCGCGTCGACCTGTTCGAGAACGAGGTCGGCTTCGGAGGTCTGAGCGATCAGGCCGTTCGCCCAGATAGCCGGCGACCCTTTGTCGAGGTCGAAGGGGGTCGTCTCGTATCCGCTTTCGGACGACCACGCTTTCGGCCACACGGCGAAGAGCGTCGAGCCCGAGTTGTTCTCGAAGTTGATTTGCCAGGTTGTTTGATTGATGGGAGTGACCCATGCCGCGATCGCACTCCCCGTGTAGCGCGTGTCGCCGTTTGGGTCGGTGCACAGCACCATGCCTAGGCGGCTCTCCCAGGCCCCACCAGGAAGCGTGATGAGGTCCACGCGCTGCTGGGTGGGTAGCCAGGGTTTGTCGCCCGTGAGAAGCGCCGTTGACTTGCCGGGAGGGATGATCGTCGCAGTGTTCGAGAGGTAGCTCGGAACAGCGGTTGTCGCTTCGGTCTCGGCGCCCCGGCCGGCTTCGACAAGAGCCGGGCGCTTCACGGTGAGTGTCGCTTTGCTTCGGATGCCGTCGACCGCAACCGAGCCGCCGACGTCCCCGGCGTAGTCGAACGGCCAGTCGGCCACGGGGGTTGTTGAGGATGCCAGGGTGGTTTGGTTTCGGAAGAAGAAACGGCCGCGTTCGTTGAATCCGACCATGCCCAGTTCAGCTTGAGCTATTTCTTTCAGGACCTCCCACGAGCTGCGACCGTCGACGTTCGGAACGACTTCGAGATACAGCATGCCGGCGTCGAGGTCAGCTTCGGGCGTGAATGTGTTCACGGCTGCGGCGGGCGCTGTCAGCGGCCCGTAGGCGTGATGAAGCATGACGCCTTGCACACGCCCACTGCTGAACTGAACGGCGCCGACGTAGCCCGGCAGAGGCGCGTTGGCGCCCCATGCTGCGGTGCTCGACGCCACGAGTGCGCCGTCGATCCACAGCTTGACGCTCGACCCGTAGTTCACTTCGGCGCAGATGTGATGCCAGCCGGTCGCGATCGCCGCTTGCGCGATGACGGTCGATGCCGCGAAGGTTTTGCGCACGCGAACTTGGACCGTGTTACCGGTGATGTCGAACCATAGGGCGCCGTCGTCCCCGAGCACGACGCCCGCAAGTTGCTCGCGAACCGCGTTGTTGGTGTGGCGGTAGAAGAGTTCGAGCGAGAGGTTCGCACCGGTTGTGTAGTTGATTGAGCGGTCGGGGTAGCCGACGACGACTTCGCCGGTCCGCGGTGCGAAGCTGAACCTACCGGCCTCGAGCGATGTCGTCCCGGCAGGGCCGCTGGGAATAACCCACCCAGTGTCGGCGAGCCACCCTCCCACTCCGGGCACGCTGTAGGCGATGCCGGTCCGGGGTGGGGGCGTCATGCGGATTCCGTTGGAGTGCAGAACGGACGCGATGACCGCAAGCGTGTTCACGCTGTGCTGGGTCGGCCGGCCCACTTCGGATCGCCGCGCGACGCTGCCGGCGAGCGGAACGCGAGCCGAAGCGGCGAGCTTTTCGGATGCGTCGCGACAGTCGAAGGTGAGTTCGCGCGTGCCCTCCCTGAAGCCGAACTCGCGGATCGTTCCCGAGAACAGCGGGAGCGTGATTCCGTTGTAGCCGGCGGCGATCTTCAGCGGCGCGTTCAGCCATGCGTTCTGGTCGACGGCGACGAGAGGATGCGGAGCGTTCGGCATCCTCCCGTCAGCGTCGATCGTTGCGGTTGTTTGTTCTGCGCCTTCGATCAGGGAGGCCGTTTCCGGCAGCTCCCCCCGCAGCTCACGACGAATGGTCACCTGTTGCCCGATGCCAAACGCTCCGGTGAGGGGGCGCTCGACTCCCGAGATTGTGGCGATCGTGTCGACGCTGAGTGTCTGCCGCGTCTTGATCGCTTCGTCGAAGCCGGCGGGGGTTGCTTGCATGGTTATCCCTCTCTGAGTTTGATGCGCTTCAGGCCCCGCCACAGCTCGCGGCCGTCGAGGGTGAGCACGATTGGAACGTCGACCTCTTGCGGCCCTCCCGAACCGCCGAGGCCGTATCGGTCAGCCCCGCGCGATAGGGGCACGACGGCCTCCGGGCCGGCCTCGCCGATGAGGGCGAGAGTCGGGCCGGTGACGATTCCGCCGGTCGCGAGATGCGGCACCTTCAGGCGCGGCAGGTTGATTTCTGCGCCACCGAGGAACCACGGCAACTGGACGTGGAGTCCGCCGAGCGTGTTGTTCCACGCATCGACGGCGAATTTCGTGATCGTGAGCATGACGTCGCTCGCGATTTTCACGAGCCCGGTCCAGGCGTCGCCGACCTTGTTCGGGATATCGGTGAAGAATCCGACGAACTCGTCGACTTTGCCGCCGATCCACCCGACCGCGTTCCCGATGCCCTCCGTCGTCCCGGTCCACCAGTCGTTGAAGAACGTTGTGATCGGTTCCCAGTTCTTGATGATGAAACCGATGGGCGTCCAGTTGAGGAACGCATCAGCGATCCAGGTGAAGAACGCCCCGACACCGTTCGTGATGTTCGTCCAGAACTCACCGAACCACTTCGAGATGCCGTCCCAGTTCTTGATGATGATTCCGAGGGGCGTCCAGTTGAGGAAGTAGTCACCGATCCACCCGACGAACGTCTCGACACCTATGCAGATGTTGGCCCACAGCTCACCGAACCACTTCGTAATCCCTTCCCAGTTGGTCATGATGAGGTAAGAGATTCCGGCGAGGATCAGCAAGCCGGCGATGATACCGAGGACGATCCAGGTCACCGGGCTAGCCATCATTGCGGCGCCGAAGCCGGCGATCGCTGATCCGGCAGCGGCGAGCGATCCGACCATCGGGCCACCCATGAAGAGCGCGAGCGGGCCGAGTGCGGCGAGCACCTGAATCGCGCCCGGTCCGATTGCGGCGAAGAGGACGATCGCGTCTCCGACAGGGCCTTGTATGTTGACGAGCCCTGACGCCCAGTTCGACATGGCGCGTCGCATCTCTTCGACCCGGTTCTTCGGGTCTTCGCCGAGACTGTCGACCATGCGATCGGACGACCCCGAGAGCGTGTCCATTCCCTTTGCAGCCGTTTCCGGGTCGAGCGCGTAGAGCGCTTCGGCGAGGTCTTCGGCTTTGGTGCCGAAGAGGGTCACGGCTAGGGCGCTTCGCTCGGCGGGGTTTTCGACCCCACGCAGCCCGTCGAGGACGTCGGAGAGGGCTTGCTTGGCTTGTGGCCCACCCGCTGCGATCGCCTGTTGAGCTGCCACGCCGTCGACGCCGATCGACTGATAGGCCAGCCCGAGCGCCGTCAGGTTGTTCGACGCTTCGGTTTGCGCGGCCGAGTTGGCCTTCACCGCTTCGGCGACGGCCCGTTTCGCCTCGACGACAGCCTCTTCAGCGGCAACGACGTTTGCGCTGCCGTTGACGCCGGCCTTGTCCGCCTGGTCCCGTTCGGCGCGGAGTTCAACGACTGACTGTCGTTGCTCGTCGAGCGAATGCACCGCCTGGTCGTAGGCGAGCTGCGCTTCGTCCTTATCGAGTTGGCTCGATTCGGAGTCTTTCATCACGCGGTCAAGCTCTTCGGCCGCGCGTTTCTTGGAGATGACGGCGCCGCGCTCGGATAGCTCGGCACCAACGATCGCTTCAGACATGCTGCGGAGCTGGTCTTCGGCATCCTTCCGCGCGTTGGTGAGGGCCTTCTGCGCACGCATCTCGCCCTCTTGGGCACGCGAGAGGGATTGGCCGGCTTGCTTCGCGCTTTCCATCGCAGCGGCTTGCTCTTTGGCGCCGCGAGTGACGGCGCCCTGTCCGCGAATCGCGAACTCCTTCAGAGCGTCCGCTACGACGTCGGCGTTGCGGGCGCCGGCTTCCATGCCCTGATTGATGATGCCGAGGGCTGTCTTGCCATCCAGGCCGAGCTGACGGAACTGCGTCGAGTACTCGATGTAGGTATCGAGCAAGTCGTCAGCTTCGTTGGCGTTGGACTGTAGACCCGTCGTGATGAGGTCGAACGCCGCGTCGGCGTTCGGGGCGAGGTCGTTCTTCAGAATCTTTCCCACCGCGGCCGTTGTGCGTGTGAGGTCTTGACCGAACACGTCGGAAGCCGCGATCGCCTTCGTCGTGAGGTTCGTCATCTGCGCGGCCCCGAGTTCGCCGAGGTCGCCGATGTTGCGACGAACCGCCGCGAGACCTTCGTTCACTTCGGGCATTTCGCCCGTGAACCCCTTTGCCCACACCTGACCGGCCACGGCTCCCATGCGGGCCGTCTCTGCCGGCATCGTGCCGAGCTGCGCTTGCATGTGCGCGGTGGCGCTGGCGACGTCCAGTTGCGAGCTGATGCTCTCGCCGATCTTCGCTCCGAGGAACGCTGCGGCCGCTCCGGCCGCGATCTTGCTCGCGTGCTTCCCGAACGCGTCGAACGCCTTCTCGGCGCCTGAGCTGTCTCCGAGAATGTTGACGATGAAGTCTTTAGCGACGCCCATTTAGCCACGCCCCCTTGCTTCCATCTCGGCGTTTGCTTTCTCGGTGCGTTCGATCTGGTCGTCGCACGCGAGGGCCATTGCGAGCCACACACCGAAGGGCATGTCCAGTAGGTGTTGCCACGACGTGCCGGGCCAGTACTCCGCGTGTGAAATGGCGAGGAACCTTTTTTGTAGCTGGTCTTCGAGCCACGGTTCGTTGAGCTTTAGGGTGTCGGCTCGTCGCTGTCGGGAGTCCCCTCGCCGTCCAGGTCGGACATTGGGGTCTCCGTCTGGGAAGGGTTTTCGTCTTCCTTACCCTCGCCTTCGCGGGCTTCGTCGATCGGGTCGGCGACGTATTCGCCGATGTCTTCCGGGGTGCCGTTGAGGATGTCGTCCCACTTCACTTTGAAACCCGCATTGTGCTGGGTCAGGAAGGACACGACGCACTGCGCGAGGAAGTCGGTGTGCTCGGTGATGTCGGACATTTTCATGCCCGACTGCCGCTGGAATTCGATGATGTCGGCGTTGCGGCATTTGTTGAGCGGCTTGACCAGCAGCTCTTTCCCGTGGATTTTCAGAGTCGCCATGAGACGTCCTTTCCTATTTCTTTCGCATTTCGCTGAGCGCGGCGTCGATGGCGTCGCCGGCTTTCTTACGGGCCGCGTCGCGGCCTTCGAGTACTGGCTCCCAGTAGTAGGGCTGCCCTTTTTGGTCGATGTACGGCAGCCGGCCCCACGCCTTGTGGCGGAAGCGCTTCGACTGCCAGATGATCGAGAGGGGCGCCTGAGAGCGGGTCGTTCGAACCGACACCCCTTGACGGGTCTTGCCGGCGACGACGCGCGTCTTCAGTCCGGCTTTGATTTGCTCGCGCATCTCCGTGGTGCCGCCTTTGCGACGCACCGCTTTGTCGCGGTAGACGTTTCGCTTCGCGAGCACGATGCTGCCGGTTTTCTTGTTCAGCACCATGCGGGTCCGCTGACCGGTCTTCTCGACACCCGAAGGCAGAGGGCCACTGAGAACGGCCCTCTGCTTCGCGATGATGTCGTCGCCGACCGAGCGGAGTTCCTTTCGAAGCCCGCGGGCGAGCTTCGGTGAGAACTCCTTTGCGGCGGCTAGCGTGCTGCGGAGGTCGGGCGTGCTGAGTTCGACGCCCATGCCTTCCGACTCGGCCACGGCTAGATGGCGGTGTCGGCTGTGCGGTAGACGATGTAGATCGGCTGCGCGGTGCCGTCCTTATCGAAGGCTTCGAAGTCGATGTCGATTTCGATCGGGGCGCCGCCGTTGGACTGTGGAACGTCGCCCTTCAGCAGGACGTAGGGCAGCACGATCTGAAGCGTCGGGAGGACCGCCGCCGTTCCATCGTTGCCGAGGCTGCGGAACGACTTGAACGTGAGGACGATCGAGACGTCGGTTTGCGCGAGGTAGACGTCGCGGAGGTCGTCGTTCGTGTACTCGACTTTCATCTTGCCCGTGATCGAGCGGTGACCGAGCGCGTTCGGGCGCATGCGCTTGCCGCCGCCGCCGAGGTTGTAACCGCCCTTGTCGAGGTCGTTGGACAGCGACACCGAGGCGGACACAACGGCGCCAGCCGCGAGACCGCCGGCAGACACAGCGAGTGCGGTCGTGGTGGGAACGGTGAGGTTTCCACCGATCACGATTTCGCCGCCCGTGAACGTGAAGAGGTCGGAGACCGCGGGGTAAGACGCCGCGGCGGGCGCGACGTTAGTCAGCATCTCTTTCGCCAGCCAGTCAATCTTGGCCGTGAGGATTTCACCCTCTTTCGCGTCGAACGCGATCCCGTTCGCCATGCAACCGACGAACGTGTGCGGGGAGAGCGACACGCCGCCGAGGTAGGGCAGCACGCCTTGAATGGTGTACGACCCGAGCGGGTCGTTCTTCGTCAGCGTGTGCACCTGCTGGTAGCCGTTCGTTGTGCCGATCTTCGTCGACGTCGCGTCCCCGAGTACCGCCTTCAGCAGCATCCCGAAACCGCTCGTGTTGACTTCGATTTCTTGCTCGCCCGAAGCTTCGTAGCGGGAAAGCACGTTGCGGTTGAGCCGGTTGACGCTTCGGGTCGGGCGCGTCCCCTTGCCCTGAACACGTCCGATCGAGTTCTTGAACTTGAACTCAGTCTCGAAGAAACGAGACGGTGCAACGGCAGTGCCGTAGGCGGTCTCCGCGCTCATGCCGACGGAGTAGTCGATTTGAGTAGTCATGCCTTCTCCCCTGCCCGAGCGCTCTTGCGCTTCGTGGTCGTTGTGGTTTCGGTGGCGCCGGCCGTGTCAGCGTCCGAGGACGTCGACGGGTCGGTGTCGGTGTTGCCCGTTGCGGGCTCGCTGACGGGCTCGGTGTGGGCCAGCACCCATTCGCGCGTGTCGTCGTCTGCGGGCTCCCAGGTGGCCGGCTGAGCGGCGAGCGAGAGAGCGCGCTCGTCGGCCACTTCGACCGTCTCGCCGTGCTCGACGACGCGTCGCAGCGCCGGCACTTCGAGGGCTCCGAGGGGTGAAACGTTGGTGAACTTCGGCATTGCTGCCCCTTCCTACTGAGTGGTGCGGATGCGGTGGCGCGCGCTGAACTCGGCGACGATGACCGTCACTGCGCCGCCCGCGTCTTGATCGGCTTGCGATTCGGTGACAGATCGGGCCGGCAGACACCAGAGAACGGTGTCGCTGAGAGTGATGTCGTTTTTCCGAATGTGCTCTTGGACGAGCGAGAGGATGTCGTGTGCGCGCTTGAACGTCACGCGGATAGCTTCGTCATCGCCGCCGTTGTGCTCGGCCGCGATTTCGACGTGCATTGTGATGTCTTCGTTTTGGCTGCGCTGCGGGCCGATCGTGGCCATGTCGACGTTCGATTCGACTTCCAGAGTCACGAGGAAGTAGGACTGTTCGAGGAATTGCCCGCGGCGCCCGAAGCACACGTCGACCCGTTCGCTTTGGAGTGCGGTCTTCGCGGCGTCGTAGAGGGCTAAGACGGCGGCGTGCTGTCCGCTCGCTGAGCTGATCCCGCTCATGCCATGCCCGGCAGTGGCTTGTAGGGCTCGATCATTTCGGCGACGCGGCGGGGCATCGCGAATCCCATCATCGGGTTTGGCTCATCGCCGGAGCCTTGCGGCATCCCGCGAGGGCCGTTGTTCGCCTGTTGCCACCAGAGCTTCGCCAGCTCGCGGCCGGCGAGGATGACGGTAGGTGGGGGCTCGTTGGGCGCGACGGCGAAGACGCGCACGCGGCCGGCGGGGAACGGCCCGTGGAGCACGGGGCCGTCAAGTCGAAGGGCGTCTCGGGGGTGCTCGATACCGTCGACGGTGACGAGCTGGACGGCTGTCGCGCGATCGTTGAGCACGACGCGATCGGCCGGGCCGTTGAACGCGGTCTCGACGACCTGTCCACCTTGCTTGCCGATTTCCTCTTCGATTCGTTCGGACGCGGCGCGGGCGAAGAGGTTGAGTTCTTCGGTGTCGCCGTAGGTCTCTTCAAACTTCAGGGCTTTGCGCAGATCCTTTGCGGTGAGAGGCCACGTCATTGGCGTTCCTTTCTTCTCGTGTCTCTGCCGGCCGGGGCTCGGCGAGGGGGCCACGCTGGTAAGGCGTGGCCCTCTCGCCTGAGTCCGCGACCGCGTATCGCGGTCCGCGCATTTACTCGACGGTGCGGATGTAACCGAACTGCACGTAGCTCGCAGCTTCGGATTCGGGCAGCTCGATCTGCCCGCCGACCGGAGGCCAGGGCGCGCCGTTCCGGGTGCCGCCAATGGCGATCGCCATCACGTAGACGCCGACCTTCTCGTCGTGCTCCGGTTCCGGGTCGGTTGCCGGCGCGGGCGCCGCGTCGACGATCGGCACCAGGACGTTGGGGGCGGCGGGATCAGCCGCGACCGTGGCCGCTGCGGGCGTCTCGCTTGCCGCTACGCCCGCCGGAGACGTGGCGGTGGTGTCGGCCGAGGCGTTCGTGTCTGCCGGCTTCGGCTCCGCGGTTTCGCTCGCGGGCGTCTCGGCGGAGACGACTTCCGAGGTTGCGGGCTCGTCGCCTTCCGTGCGGTCTTTGGCCGCGGCGGTCGGCTTTGCGGTGTTGCCGCTCTTGGCCGCCATCAGGCTGCCGCCCCGCCCTTGAACGACTTCACAGCCGACGCGTCGGTGAGGATGCCGTCAGCGCGGAGGATGCCGCGGAAGGCGACCTGATCGGTGGCGAAGGCTGCCTGGTCGCTGCGCTCGACGCGGAGCGAGTTGACGAAACGAACCCAGTACTTCGACATGTCGCCGAAGACGATCGGGGTTGCGCCGGCGGCGGGCGCCGCCATGTTCGGGTCACCGAACACGGGCTTGCCGAGGATGCGGTCGGGCTCGTCGAGCTGCGTGGTCGGTTCCCACAGGTAGGCGCCCGTGGAGTCCTTCAGCTTGCGGATGCTGCCGAGCGCGGTGTCGGCGATGACCCAGGATGCGTTGACGCGGTAGGGCGCGGCGACCGAGTACTGAAGATCGATCAGGTTGTCGAACGTGGGGAGTCCACCCGCGCCGGCCGCGCCGGTCACGCCGACCGTGGCGGCGGTGACGATGCCGGCGGTCTGGTTGGTGCCGGTTCCGGTGGTGAGGCGCTGGCCCAGAAGGATGCCGATGTTCTGACCGATCAGGTCGGCGATCAGGCCCTCGATGTCGATCGCGGAATCTTCCACCAACTCGCGCGACGTGTAGATCAGCTCGCCGAGCTTGTAGGCGCGCAGCACGAGCTGGTCGAAGGTCGGGTCGGTCCCGGCCAGGGCCGCAGCTTCTGCCGTCTGCGCGGCCGAGCCGAAGCCCGCGAGACGGGGAAGCGTGATGTCCTCGCCCGATGCGGTCGTGATCTGCGTTGCGCCGGCCTGAAGCACCGACACAAAGTTGCGCAGAGGAACCATGAGCTGATCCCAGAACGTGCCGGGCACGACGGCGCCGCCGGCACCCGGCGTAACCTTCGCGAGTGCTCGGCGCATCTCCTTGCCGGTGAACTCGAAGTCGACAGCCGGCGAGGTGCGCAGCGCGACGACAGATCGAAGCTCGGTCTCGAAGGCAGAGCGCACGGTCGGGTCGCTCGCCATCTGGGCCGAGAATTCGGAGATGGCGCGTTCCTGTTCGAGCGACAGGTTCAGCGCCTTCAGCCGCTCGCTGTACGCGGTGAAGTCGCGCTCCGCGGCTTCGAACTTCGTGCGCTCTTCGCCCGAGAATTCGCGAGTCGACGCGATGTCGGCCAGGGGCTTGCCCGCGGTCTCCCAGGCGTTCGCACGCTCTTCGAGTACGCGCTTGATGTTCTCTCTAATAGCCGTCATGGTGGCTCCCTTCGATGGTGATTTGGATGAGGTTTGCTCGGCCGGCGATTGCGGCCCGCTCGTTGGAAGCGGGCTCGCCGGGCGGGGTGAGTGACGCGCGGATCGCGTCGAGGTCGAATGAGCGGACGAGCAGTGACGTGCTGTCCCAGTAGGCGGGGTCCGCCACGGGGGCGACGTCGACGAGCTTCGCCGCGGTGACGTAGCGCACGATCTGGTCGTTCGCGTTGTAGTCCCAGCGATCGCCACCGGGTGGGGTGTGGAAGGCGAAGGACGAGAAACGGATGTCCCCCCGCTTCGCGAGCACGGCGAGGTCTCGGCCGTAGCTGGTGTCGGGGAGGTCGATTTCGTACCAGAGGCCGATGTCGTCGACGAACAGGCGAAGCGTGCCGGCGTCGGTCGTGCCGAGCAGGTAGGCGTTGTCGTGATTCGTGCGCGCCATGACCCTGACGTGATGATTGACGTCGAGGGCGCCGGTCTCGTCGATCGGCTCACCGAACGCTCCGGGCAGGATCACTTCGACGAACCCGCCGAGGTCTCGGCTCTCGGAATTGAAAACGGCCCCGTATCCAGTGAGGACGCCGAGGCCGCTCGCGTCGTCTGACGCAGCTCTGTATTCGACGGGCCGTTCGGTGGCCCGCCGTTCATAGTTAGGTGGCAATGCTTCTCCTAGTCGGTGACGACCGATGTCGACGTCGCGTTCGAGGTCGACTCGGATTCTGATTTGAGGGTCGAGTACCACTGCTGCCACTGTTCGATTTCTTTCGCCGTGAGCGGTGGTCTGTCTTCCCGGTGCCGCACTTCGGGAAGGGTGATCGAACCGTTTTTCAGGTTCTCGGTGTTGGCGCGGGATCGGGTAAGAAGGTCCGGTCGGTTCAGCACGTCCATGTTGAATTTGACGAACTCGCCGGCGGGGAGCAGGACTCGAAGCCCGTACTCAACTCGTGTGGTGAGAGGAAGCAAGGTGCGCACGTTGAACGTCTCTTGGTCGCTCTCACGGTTCGAGTAGGTTCGCGATGAGCCGGCCTCTCCACCGATGTCCTCCGGTGACACTCGGAAGATGGCGGCGATCTGGGTCGCTGTCGCTTTGATGGTCTGAAGAAACTGAGCCTCGTCGGGTGAGATGCTGACTTGCTGCCACGTCCAGTTTTGGTCGAGGACGACAGGCTCTTTGCGCCTCGTTGACGCCATGAAGATGTCTTTGGCCTCTTTGGCCTGACCACCCTTTAGGGTCGTTTTCTCGGCGCGCAGGATGCCACTCGGGATTGCCGAGTTCTTGAACCAATCGTTTCCGTACGCCATCGCCGATGCGGCCGTTTCGTAGGTCGCCACGAATTGCGCGATGGGGGAAAGCCCGACGACGGTGCCCGGCTGGACGAACTCGCGGATGTGGAGAATCTTCCCGCCCTGATCCCACGCCGTATAGCGTTCGTTGCCGATGATGTAGACCGGCGTTGCCTTGCTCTCGTCGACCTGAACCGAGTCCGGGTGAACCCAGACAATGCCGTCCGGTTTGATCGAGGAACCGGTCACGATTCCGTAGGCATTCCCGCGCAGTTTCAGGGAGACGGCAAGCTGGTAACGCCAGTCGAACACCGACACGCGAGCGTCGGGCTTCAGCAGGAACGACGGCGTTTCGACCTTCACGGATGCGGCGGGTCCGCCCTTGTAGGTCGTCATGGGCAGCACGGCGAATTGATCGGCGATCAGCGCGACCGCCGCATATACCGGGATGAGGCGAAGCGCTGTGGCGTTCTTGCCACTGCGGAAAGCGGCGCCGGCATTGCCGTAGAGGTCCGACCAGCCAACCGAACGCTCTTCGGCGCGGCGTCGGAAGAGCAAGCTCACCGCGAGACCGCCCAACTGATGAGCAGCACGCCGATGCCGGCGACGATGAGGCCGGCGGGAATGCTGAAGAGCATGACCCCGACGACGACCAGGGACACCCCGGCGACGTCGAGCATGGTCAGGATTGATTCGGGCTCGGTCATTTAACCTCCTATAGTTCGTGCCGTTGCGTCGCGTCGGCGTCGTTCACGCCTTCACGCATCACGGCTAGCGGGTCGTAGTTGAGGTCGCCGCGCGTTTTGAGCAGCATCCAGTGGGCGATGGTCGCGGCGACTAGGGAGCTGATGTCCGACATGGAGGGGCCGCGCGCCCAGGTCCAGCCCTCGCCGACCTTCCGAGTTGCGGCGCCGGAGAGCGCTTCGGTCAGCACGTAATCTCCGGTGTGCCTCACTCGGTGATTCACCACGGCGTCATAGAGGGCGGCGGCGGCTTGGATGACGTCGCGCGCCGTGATCGGGAACGCGACGATGCCGGCTTCGTCCATGTCGGGTGCGAGCGATCCGGTCGTTACGTGGTCGTAGAACACGAGCCCGCCATGATCGGCGACGAGTTGCGCGAGCGCTTCGATTGCGTCGGTCGTTGACGCGAACGTCTCGATCGCCTCGATGAAGACGGGGCCTTCGGGGAGCAGTGATGCGACGCTGATTGAGATGCGCGCACGGTCAGGAGATACGTCGATTGCCCAGACGATTTTGTCGGTGATGCCGGCATCCTTGTCCATGCAAAGAGTCCACTTAGGCTCGGGAATCTTCCACTCGCTGTGCATCATGTCGCGCCACTGATTCAGATAGGCGCGCCGAAACTCCGTCTCGCCGAGCGATTCCGCTTCGGCAGCGACCTTCTCTTCGGTGACGGTGAAGCCGAGGGCCGGCATGGTCGACCACCAAGTGAGGGGGTCCAGCCAGTCAGCGTCGTCCGGTGCCGAGAATTCGATGTAGAGGGTGCGAGAGTCGAGCCCCGCGTTCACCCGGTTACGGCCGGCCTCGACCTTTCCCCAGAGGAAGGGCGACGTCAGCTTCGATTTGCCGGCCGTCGAGATGATGAGTTTCTGTGAGTCCTCGCGGGTAATCATCGCGGGCGACATTGCTTGTTCGACCCGGCCGTCGACTTGGGCAAAGGCTTCGTCGATGACGCCGAGGTCAAGCGTCGAGCCGTGGCCGGCCGTCTCGGTCGGCGCCTCGATGCTCCACTTCGAATCGTTCCCGAACAGCATGTGCTCTTCGCCGTGGGCGAGAGACGGCTCGCGCTTCCAGGTGCGCACGAATGGCGATCGCCGGAGCGTGTAAATCTGATCGTCGATGAACTTCTCGCGAGCCTTGTTGCGGGTCTGCGCGGTGTACAGGATGACCTGTCGTTCTATCCACCGGGTAGCGCGGTGCACGCCCCACGGCACGATGAGCGTCGTCTTACCCGACTGCCGAGGAACGACGATGACGATTTCCCGATACCAGAGCAGCCCGAACGCGTCGAGTTCGAAGGCGCGTTCCATGACCAGTCGTTGCCAGGGGAACGGATTCTTGCCCAGCAACCTTGCAGCGTCTGCGAGTTCGTTTCCGATCGACACCCGCTCGGGGTGCCGCGGGGTTGCGAATCTAGGAAGAGTTTCGGCGCCCCTGACGTGGAGCTGAGAGGAAGGCAAGTAGAGCGTCGTGTTCGTCACCGCCGCTCCCCTCTGACCCACCGAGGCGGTCGATTACGGCCAGCAGTTGAGGCACCAGGCGAATGCGGGCGGTCGGCGTAGGCGGGTTGTCGAAGTCGTGGGCGAGGTCGAGCGCCATCGCCCGCAGCGTGGGCGAGAGCTTGCCCTCGTCGGCGATCGCGTTGAGAGCTTCGGCGAGTTCGGCTTCGACGGTCGAGCGTGGCGGCACGGTGCGCCCGGCTGTTCCGGTGTCGTCGCCGCTCGGAGCCGATTCGGTCGGCCTCGACTTTGTGGGGTGTTTTGTGGGTGTGGGTTTGGCCGTGGGGTTGGCCTTGCGGGTGACGGGAACCTTGCCCTCGCGTTCAGCCTTCGCCGCCCGCTCTTTGGCCTTTGCATCACTGTTGGCTTTCCGGCATTCATCACAGCGACATCCCGCTCGGTAGCTGGTGACGGTGCCGTGCTTCCGAATGACAGCCATGCGCCGTTGGTCCTTTCGTCGAGCACTACGAACCGCTGTCGTCGAACAAATATTCGAGACGGCCCGTCCACCCGTTGCCCGATCGTGCGGGGCTCTCAGGTGCCTTCAGTGCCCACTCATACCCACATGTGTTTCATTAGCGAGGAGAGGGATTTTGGAAGGTGCGCGGGTGTTCCGTGGTGCTGTAGGGGAAAAAAATCGCATGAACCCCGAATCAGCGCAACCACTGGCGAGAGCGGATTCGTGTTCGCGTCTCAGGAACCCTGTCTCTCTTTCCGCTGTTACAGCCGAAGTGAGCAGGTTGCAGATTGCGGGGGTCTGTTGGGTGCCCGCCCTTGGACAGGGGCACTATGTGATCGAGGGACCTAGCCTTAGGGTGCCGAGGGTCTACGTCGAACCGGATCGGGTAACCGCAGAGAGCGCAAGTTGAACCCGGAGGCACTAGGGCATCCAGTAGCCGGCGCCACGGTCGTCCGCCTCGTCCGCGCTTAGGGTCGTACTCGTCTAGGCGCGAATGGGCCACGGTCAGACCGAGTACTTCGCGAGTGCTAGAAAGACGAGCAGGACGTCGGCGGGGGTGAGTAGGGCTACCCCGATGATGAGCAGACGGTCGAGCGTGGTCAGGCTCCCCCGTGTGCTTTCGTTTTTGATCCCGGGTCGGTCGATAGGGTCAGTGAAGAACGCTCGGCCGTCGACGTCAGCATGTAGGTCGGTGCTCACCGTTCCCCTTTCCCCCGCAGTACACGGCGGATGCGCTGTGCGCGCGTCAGCGGCTTGGGTGTCCCCATGAGTGCGGCTTGGTGCTCGTGTTCGGCTCGGATGAATCGCCGGGTGCGTTCGCGAGCTGCGTTGCCCGCGCGCTCTAGGGCCCTCAGCTCGGCCGGCGTGAACTCATTCACAGTCGAACTCTTCTCGCTCGTCATCGGGCCGGCTAACGATGTCCGTGGTCATCTGTTCCCCTCTCGTCGGTGGCGCTAAAGTGCAGTGATGAGCGACACCATGTGGAATCGGTTGCTGGCGTCTCGGGCTGTGGCGCTCGAAGAGTGGGCCAGCACCCGTGATCCGATGCCGGTCTCTGTGTTCCTCGACGCGGCACTCGCCGCCGCGCTCATAGCGGAGGGCTGGACGCCCCCTCGCCACTCAGCCGAGCGCGACGACGCTTAACGACGGCGGGCCGGGCGCATTGGTAGCGCCCGGCCCATTTACCGGTTTATCGCGCCGGTATCTCGCGCCCCCGCATTGTTGGCAGTGTTCGGGGGTTACTGTCGCCCATCCGAGCGCGCGCGTCTCTCAGCCTTCACGGGGTAGCGCGCTGTCGGATGGGGTGGAAGCACTTAGAGGCGGCCAGTGCGGCCGTGAGGGCCACATCGGTGCGCGTGCGCATGCTCGCGCGCGCGAGACTCGGCGCGATCAATTGCGACCGACAGAGAGTCGGCCGCGAGTCCGGGAACGATACGCACCTCGGCGGCAGGAGGAAGGGGGCTCGGAAACGGCAATGCCGACATCAAGCCCCCAACTTTGCATGCCCGCCGCGGTGTCTCGGATCGCCTGTCGCCTCACTATTCACCCATGACGGCCGCTGGGCAGTCGAAGCACGGGGACTCTCAGTGGCATTCGGTGGGGCTGATCGAGATAACGACGGGCACGACCCGGACGGAGCACCGCCCGGGAGGTCGTTAAACGACAAATGGCCCTGCCGTTTCCGGTAGGGCCATTTGTCGAACTACGTTTATCGTAGCACAGATCTTTGAATGTTTTGAACTATTATTGGCGTTACGGTCGAACTCAATTCTGAATTCCGGCCCGCCGCCGCGGTCGCATGAGTCGAGTGTCCTACGCTTCAGTAATGCTCTACAAACAGAGGAAAGCCCTTCGGTCTCTAGAGGAACGCGAAGCTGCTGGTGAGTCGTTCTGGACCGATTCTTTCGGGGACGTCATTCGGGCGCAGATGGTTCATAGCATTCGAGCATTTTCCGAGCAGATTTCATATCTCTTCATCGCCCGCAGTCTGATCCTGCTTGACGAAGGCCTCTTCACGCTCTCGGGTCAGAGGTCCGAGAGCGCCGACATGGTCGAGTTCATCAAGGGTTGCTCGGACGATCTCATGCCGTCCGTTTTGGAAGCCCTCAGCGAAGCGATACTCTCCGGAACGCAAGCCGAGGAATGGCTTGGATCGGGATACAGGCGCAACCTCGGTCCCGATCTCCAGCGAGAGTTCGAGCAAACGGTGAACGACTTACTGAAACAACATCGCATCAGTTTCGAGATGATCTCGGGTGAGATGATCGCGAAGGAATCGCAAGAACTGCACGCCACTGTCGTTGAGCCTGTTCTCACCCTCCTGTCTAAACGACCGGGTTGGGGGGACATTGAGACCAGCTATCAGCAAGCGCTGAAACACTTATTAGCTGGGGATGCAGGCAGTGCTATAACGAGCGCCGGCACTGCATTACAAGATTCGTTTGTTCGAGTCGGATGTAAGGGAAACCAGCTGGGCGACCTCATTCGCGACGCCAAGAAGAGGGGCTTCCTCTCCAGCCATGATGCAAAGCTAACGGGCGCGATTCAAGACATCGCCCATTGGGTATCGAGCGACCGAAGCACGATGGGAAATGCCCACCATGCATCGAATGCCACGGAAGCCGATGCATGGCTCACGGTCCATGTCGTGGGGGCTTTGATTCTCCGCCTCAGCTCCGAGTCTCAACGAACCCCTTAAATATCGTGGAGACCGGCATACCTTGCCGGGCGCGCCAGAATTCATCCGGGTCGCAGCGGCGCGATAAGCGGAAGACGCTAAACGCCGCATTAACTCTCTATCCCGTGGCATTCTTGTGTGGGTGGCGATCAAGGAGGAATTGTGGCCAGCGGATTCAAAATCAATAAAAAAGCAATCAAAGATATGACGCGCGAGATTGAACGCGAATTCGCCAAGAACCCCGTTCGTGTGCCTCTCGAAGCGGACCCAGCAAACGGCCTCACCCCAGCTACAACTATCAACAACTACAACGGACCCGTTGTGACGGTCAGCGGAAACCACTCTCAGGTCTCGTGGGGTAACGACGTCAGCGTTCAGACCCAGTCCCAGACGCAGGAGATAGCTCCCGGTTTTGAACAGTTGGCAACGATGGTCACGGACTTCCTCGCTAACATCCAGGTCTTCCCGTTCGATGAGCAGGAAGCGTCTGACGCACGTGACGCTGCGCAAACGGTGCTGGCGGAGGTTGTGAAGACGGAACCAGACAAGGCGGCAGTGAGGAAGTCTGCAACGTTGTTGAAAGGCCTCCTAGCGCCCTTCGCAGCTGGGCTCAGTAAGGCTGTTAGCGAGGAATCCGCTGACGCAGCGCGGTCCCTCATCGAATCCATTTCGTCGGCGCTCCCCTCCTAAAGATCGAAGCTTTCAGGGCATCAGCTCCGCACGCCGGCCCCGCGGCCGGTTGTATCGTTTGCTCATGACGAATGAAATGCCGGCACACGTCGCGGTAGCTCAGCGCAAAATCGGCAAGTTTCTGAAACGATCGCGGCCCGGTCTCGGCGAACCAATCGTCGAGCTGCGGGACGAAAACGGCCGTATACCGGCCCTAGAGATCACCTGGGAAAGTTCAGGCAATGATGATTGGGCCATTACGGCACTGAACCAACGCACGCTTGATAAGCGGATGATTGACTCAACGATTGTCGAGTGTAGGGTTTTTTTTGCCGAACGCGAGGATTGCTACCTCCCCGGGGTTGTTAGCGCACTACAGACTCTTCTGCCCCCCGAGAAAGCTGCCGAACGCAAACCACTGAAGGACCGTGTATCGCAAGTGGTACGCGGTTCACGAATAGGCGCGTCTGGACCCGTGTTTTACTCCGGTCGACTGGAAATGGATAACGGACTAGGTCCTGGCCAGTTACTTGGAAGCGATCTGATTGCTATGGACTACATCTACGGGGCGGCTCTCCACGAAGATGATGAGCGTCTGGCACGGCTCGATAATGTACAGCCCGAGTCACAATTGAAAGCTGTGATGTACCACTTCAACGACCTTCTACATGTGGTCGCGAACGTTCGAGCGCAGATAGAGAACGACTTAACAAAGGGCTACTTCGAGCTGCCGCGGATGAGATAGGCGACTCCCCCGTCACGTCGGATCCTTCGTCTTTTCTGCGGTCCTACTGATGGTCCGTGGCCGTCCTATCCGTGCGCGAGCCGCACGGTCCGCGTTCAACAGCGCGGTCTCCGTCACAAACCCGCCTACGAATCGAAGCAGCCCTCGCTCTTCCCAGTTGTAAAGAGTTCGTTCGGTCTTGCCGACGCGTTTCGCAGCGTCGGTTCGATTCATGATGTTTGCCATGTTTAGCCCGCTTTCCTTGTAAATACTTCGGCCCAAAGTTCGGTGTCTTCGCGCGGCGCTCGCCATCCGCATCCTTGACACTTGTAAAGGGTGTCTTGGCTGTCGAGCTTCGGAGGGAAGACCTTGACGGTTCGGAGCCCGCAGTCGGCTTCAGGGCATGGTTGTGTTGCCCAATAACTACGGTCTTCGATCGGCCACCGCAGAAGCGCTTTCGCGATCGTCCAGTCGTCGCGATCCTCGGGCATGGTGAGCGTCATCTCTGCGAGGGTGAGGATGTGGCTCGTGTTCGACATCTCGGGTAAGCCTTCAATGAGTTCGGTCGCGTAGTCGAGCGCCATGTCGTGAGCATCGCGAGAGTCGATGTTTGGGGAGATGGTGTAGCTCCCTCGGGGCTCCCGTCCGTTCATGACCATGTGCGCCGCCCAAAGGATCGTCATAACGGCGTCCCCGGCGTCGAGAGCGTCCGCTGAAACCGGAGCCGGTGCATGAGCCCCCTTGCCGCCTGAGACCATCTCGCGGTCATACACGGCCGCTTTGAGGGGGTCTGCCTCTGACCGGATGCGAGCGAGGACGTCGGGGGTGTCGGCGAGCGCTGACGTGATGCGGTCGTGACAGCGTTGACAGATGAGGCTGTGGTCGATCGCGTCGACAGGGGCGCATCCCCGGCAGCTCCCCCCGCCGGAGAAGTCGGGGCATGCGGCGAAGTGGACGTCGCGGATCGTGCACCCACGGGCACAGGGCCGGCTCATCGTCGACGGGTGCGGCGTCGGCGGCGGATGGGTGGGGCCGGCGGGCGGTTGCATGTGCGTTTGACGTGGCGGACGGCGAGCGCGATCATCGGGACGATTGGTGCCGTCAGGATGAGCACGAGCACGGCGAGCACGGCGAGCGCAGCGAGCACCCACACGGCGACACCCCACACAGCCTCTACTGCGGTGGGTTCAAAGATCATGGGTTGTTCCTTTCCTTGGATCGGATGAGTTCGGCGATTTCGGTTCGGTTGAGCTTTGCCATCGTGCGGAGGGCGCCTAGGTGCCCGCGTGCTGCGGCGATGGTGGCGAAGGCGTAGCCGGCGACGCGGAGGTCGGCGAGGGTGCGTTTTTCGTATCCGTCGTGGCGGGCGAGGATCGCCTCCAAGCGGGCTTGTTTACTCCGCTCGGTATCTCGGGCCACTAGTCGGCCTTGGCGAGCTTCACGGAGCCGCTGTGGCGGCCGCATTGGCACTCGCCGAGTTCGCGTCGGTGGCACTCGAAGTTGGTGCATGCGCCCTTGATGCCGTAGACGGTGCCGCAAGTCAGGGTTTCGTCCGAGAGCCGGAAGAACGTGATCGGTTTGCCGTCCCAGTCGAGGGTGAACGTCGGCGGTGGGGTGAATCCCTCGGGGGCGTAGACGTTGGCTTGCACGAGACCTTTGGAGCTGTAGGTGTGGCCCTGGTCCATCAGTCGTCCTCAGTTTCTCGGAAGTGCGGGGTACTGCTGGGGAGCTGACCTTTGAGCCAGAGGTTGTGCCGTAGGCGAGCTGTCCCACAGTTTCGGCATGGTCCGTCTCGACCCACGGGGTGGGCTCTGCAGAAAGGTGACGGCGGGGTGCCTTCGGGAGTGGGTCGCGACTTCTCCTCTCCCCCCTCGCTCCTCTCGTCTCTCTCCCCCTCCCCCTCTCCCTCTCTCCCTCTCTCTCCCGCCACGAATGATTCGCGAGCGGCTCGCGAGTCGGGTTGAGCGGGCGGTTCGGGGATCGTCGAGACGGTTGGTCGGTCGACCCGTTGCCATCGCTTCAGTGCGAAGTAGGTCCGTTTCCCGACCTGATACAGGTCGAGGTAGTCGGCTTCGTCGAGGATCAGAAGGTGTTCCTCGATCGTCGCGTCGGTGATGTGAACATCCATCGGCCACACGGCGGAACGGATTCGGACGGCTGTTGCCGATTCCCGCCCGTTGTCGTCGGCGTACAGGAGAAGGCCGAGCGCTGTCCATCGGACGTCGACGGGTAGCGACATCAGTTCTTCGTTGTGAAACATCTGCGGGTGTAGCGTCCGCATTCGAGTCATTCCCATAGCGCTTGATCCCTCTGAACATTCCTTCGATGGCAGCTAGTAGGTCGGCTGCGTGAACTTTGAAGCACTCGGTGAAGCCGCGGCCGCGGGGCAAGGTGGGTTCGCTCTCGTCGGCGTTGGTGAACGCCCTCTCGAACGACGCGTCGAGTTCGGCGAGCGCGGCGACTTCCCACGAGGTCGGGACGTCTCGCATGAGCACAAGCACTTGCCCGCCCGTGGCGACAAAGCCGGCGAGGCGCGAGCGTTTCCAGCAGCGGCCGACTTTAAATACGTTGCGGTCGGGCCAGTAGACGGCATAGATCATGGCTCGGGTCGGAATCTTGGTCATGCGGCTATCTCCCCCCACGCTTCGCGGTTGAGTAGGGCAGCGGATCGGGCGGCGCGTTGGTAGCTCGCGCCGATGCCGATTCCACGGCGGGTGTTCTCTTGGTTGTTGACCGGTTCCAGGTGCCATTCGTTGACGCAGAATCGGTATCGGCAGATGGGCCACACGTGATCGAGGAACAGGTCGTTTGGCACTTCGCCGAACGCGATCATGTAGGCGACACGGTGAGCCCGGACGGTGTGGGCGCCTACGGTGAAGTTCCCGTACCCTTCGGATGAGAGGGCGCCGGTCCAGATGTCGCAGTCGTCGCCGTCTGGACCGTTCCGGGTGTCGACTTTCGAACGGAATCGAGAGACGAACTTCGGGTCGCCGACTAGGGCCAGGACGGCGCGGGTGACGTCGGGGTTTGGCGTTGCCACCCAGCGTTGGTTTTCGAAATGCGTCATGCGGCTTTGGCCGGCGCGTGAGCGCTGAAGCCGCCGTCGTCGTCCAGCCACAGGCGCTTGCCTCCGGTGAGGATGATCGGCTCGTGCCGCGGGTCTTGCTGTTGTGTGAGCCGGAAGCCACGGGCGGCGGCTTCCGCCGGCTTGGACTCGATGTCGCCGTGGCATCCGGTCGTGCCGGTGCCGTGCACGAGTACGAGGTTCGCCGCGTAGTTCGACTCGGGCCGGCTCGTGCCGCCCGCGCCGCGCGCTCGGCGATGCTGTAGGGAGTACCAGCCGGCGGACGTGTCCACCCAGAGTCCGCACCAGCGGCAACGGTTCGCGTCTCGTCGGATGACCTCGTGGCGAACGGTGAGGGTGGGGGCGGCGGGCGCGAGCTTCCGTCGACGGACCGGCTTGGGGTAGGCGGGCCTCATGCCTGATGCCAATCCGTGCAAAACTCCGAACCTGGGAGTATCCTGGGAGCATGACTTATGATCGCAACCTCGGCATGACCGAGAGGCCGGATGGCAGCTTTTACGTTCGCGACAATGACCACGGATACGGGGTGATTGAACCGAGGGGAGACGGTTGGGTTACGTCGACGTTCCCGGGCCAGTTTTTCGACGACAGACACGCCCTCATGAGCAAGATGGGCGCGTGACGCGCCATCCGCAGCTAGCCTCATGCTCGCGCCACATTCGGCGCTGAACGAGGCTTCGCCGCTTTCGGTTTCGCCCGAGAGTGCACTTGCTTTGAGACTCGTCGTGGTTTCGTAATGAGCCCTCCGAGCACTTCCGTACTCAGCAGGACCAGGAAGGGTGCAAGCGCGTTGATGATGGCGCCGGCCCAGCTCTCGGGGGTGCCGAGTCCTCGCACCGATTCGGTGTGCATGAAGTTGGCGATCGCGGATACCGACGTGAGCGTGTAGGCGCCGACGTCCACGAGCCACGTCGCGTCTTCTCGCTTGCGGAGGATGAGCCCTGCCAGGGTCAGTACGACGATGGGGACGTCGATCATGAGCGGCGTCAACCAGCGCCAGGCGGTCGGTAGCCCCTGCCACTCGGCCACCGCGACGAGCCCATTCCATGAAGTCATTACGGACGCGAGGAACGCAATCACTACGCCGACGACGACAAGTCGTTGCATGTTGATGTGGTCCGGGTTGATGCGTGTGCCGGCACCTGTTCTGCGGGTCATTTGTGTTCCTCTCGAAAGTTGGTGTTGAGCGACCGCAGAATGTCGACCTCTTTCGAGAGCATCCACTTCAGGTCTTGCGCGTATTCGCGCGCCAGCTCGCACGTGTCGAGCTGTTCGATTGCTTTGATGACGGCGGCGTCGGCCTCGGCTCGGTCTTTCGACTCGGCCCATGAATAGCCGGCGGCTCGGAGCCGTTCGCGGGCATAGCCCTTGGCGACGATGAGGTCGCGTTTCGCGGCGCGGAGGGCGGCGCTCTGGGCGTTGAGGTAGGCCGGCGCGTTGCGCAGTCGGCCACGGGCGATGATGAGCGCGCCCGCGGCCTGAACCGGAGTCGGGAACAGCGCGAGTAGTTGGTCTTCGTCCAGGTCGGCAATGTTCAGCGGAACGAGCAAGGCGTCGACCGCGCTATCGAAGACCTCGACTTCTCCCGACTCCGGGTCGACGCTCTGAATCATGCGGCGGTCGGTCGCATTCCAGGACCGGGCTTCGGTGTGGCCGTGGCCGGCCCCGGAACGCGGGACGAGCGGGGCTTACTCTTGCCCTTCGCGTTGCCGGCGACTCGCGGCTTCGGGCTGGCCGGTTTCTTCGGCGCCGGCGCGGTGGCGGTTTCGACGGCCGCGGCGGCGAGTTCGGTCAGGCGGTCTGCGATCGATTCGCCGAGCTCGTCGGTGAGTGACTTCGCGTTGCGGGCCGCGGCGTGGATGGCGATCACGGCATTGCGATCGGTGGCGGCGGTGACATCAGCGAACCAATCATGAGCGGGGGCACCGGGCACGCGGTCGGGACGCTGATGGGATTCGGCGGGGTCGTACACGCCGCCGAGCACGTCGCCGAACTGCTGCCGGAACGCGGTCATGCGGGCGACCTTGGAGAGCATCTGTTCTTTGAGCTGGTCCCACCAAGCGCGAGCCGGTGAACCTTCCTCGGGATAGAAAGACTCCCACCGAGCGACGCCGACCGCGGGCAGACGAACGCCCTTGCGGAACACAGTCGCTTTCGCGAAGGCCGGCGCGGCGTGCTCGTCGGTGGGCACCCAGACCTCGGCCCAAATGATCCCGTCGTTGGAGTATTGGACCTCGCAGCCGTCGAATTCTCCGGTCGCGATGACGCGCCGGGTGGCGTCTTCGATCGAGATGAAGGATTCGCCCATCTCTTCGGCGTCGCTGTAGCCGCTCATCGGAGCACCCACAGGGCCGCGAAGACGACGATCGCCACAGCGAACAGGTCGACCGAGAGGTCGTTCGCGGCATCGGCAGGAGTGATCGCTCGGAGGGGCTTATTCACCTGCTGCACCCGCTTTACGCTCCCGGCGAGGATCGCAATCGCCAGCCCGAACAGCAGCATGGATACGAGGACGGACATTATTTGCTCGCTTTCTTGGGGGTGATCTTCAGAGTCGTGCTGGTCTTGGGTTTGCGGTATCGGGCTTTCGTGCGGGTGAACGCTGCCGCAGCCTTCGGGGCGGCAACCGCCCACGCGTCGGCGTCGAACTCGTCACCGTGTGTGACCGAGTAACTGATCGAGCCATGCTCGGTGCTGGCTTTGAAGCCGCTCTCGCGGGCCTCTTCGTCGGCTTCGATGTGGGCGCGGATGATCGCGACCGCGGCCTTCTCGCCGTCTTCCGCCTCCGTCTTGGCTGCGCGCCAGTGGGCGAATTGAGCGACTGCCTCGGCGACGTCATCGGGCAAATCTGCGCTGATGTCGGGCGCTCCGGCGTCTGACCAGGCGAGGAATTCGTCGGCTGTTTTGATGAGCTGCGCGCGGCGGGTTTCGTTCGGGACGATCCAGCGCATGTGCGTTCCGAATTCGAGTTCGGTCACCGGCAGGAGCGGCTGACCGTGCTCGTCGCACGGCTCCCAGACGAACAGGATTCGCTCTGCGCCGAGAACGTAAAGCTGCCATTCGATCTGGTCGGCGTATTTGCGGGGTATGGCGTGGCTGTAGTCCTCGACGGTCGACTTAATTTCGGCGCCGATCGTGATGTGGTCGGGGCCGTGGTCGAGGGACAGGCAGTCGGGTGTGACCAGATGGCGCGGGTTGTCGTGGCGGGCGAAGAGCAGCCCGGATGCCGGAATCTGATAGCGACGGAAGACCTCGCGGGCGATGTGTTCTTCGCGGCGGTGGCCGCGGCGTGTTGCGCGGTTGCCTTGGAAGCTCTCACCGCCGTTCCGCTTCTCGTCGTAGATGCGTTTCCAGGTCGACCGGCCACCGCCGACGAGCAGGGAGACTTCGGTTCCGGTGACTCCGGGAAGCCGCTTCGCGAGCCAGTCGGCCCGATCCGCGGTGGAGTCGGCGACGAACACGGGGAGGTCGGCGCGGGCGGGCGCGGTTTCGGTGATGGTCATTTGAGACGGGGGCCTTTCGTTATGCACCAGTAGGCGAAGAGAGCAGCGAAGAGAAGGAGGGTCGGGGCGATTGCCCACTCGTGGATCACGCGGCGGCGAGAGGGAAAGACGGGGCCGACTCGCGGCGGGCCGTGTGGCGCTCCGCGCGGCGGTCCGCGGTGACGGTGCGCTCGCGCTTGCGTGCTTTGCCGAGACGTTCGTCGCGCGTGGTGTTCCAGCGAGCGTCGTCTTCGCGGCGTTGCTGCGGGGTGAGGTTGCCGGCAGCGTCGGGCATCCGCACGGTGCGGTGTGTGCGGCTCATGCGGCGCGGGCGGGGTTGCGAGGAATGGTGGCGAGGACCGCCTCGACATGCTCGGCGTAGACCGAATCGACGACCGGCTTCCACTGCATTCGGAAGACGTAGATTCGGCCGGCGCCGGCCGGCACCCACAACGGCTCGATGCCGCGGCGCTTCAGCTCGGCGACGACTCGCCAGCGGAACCGCGGGAGCATCGCGGAAAGCTCGCGGTCACGGTGCCCCTTCGCGAAGAGGTAATCGGCGAGGTCGAGCATCCCGGTTCGGGCGACGTGCGGCGGCGTGATGAGGCGGCGCTCGATGGCCGACAAATTCGCATCGGCGTTGCACGAGTACGAGCGGGTGTGATGGACCGTCAACAGCCTCACGGGGATGCCGAACAGCTGCGCAATCAACTCAGGTGCCGGCTCAGCGTCGGTGTCGTGACTCCCCCATGCTTGCTCAGCAAGGGACACGGCTTTGTGTTCGGGCAGGAACCGGGCGAAGCGGGCGAACACCCGAGCTTGCTCGGCGCGCTGATCGGCTGTGACGTCGGTCTCGCCGCTGCGGTAGCCGTCGATGTAGCGTCCCCACGATTCGTAGGCGGCGTCGAAGCGGTCTTCGCGGTTCATAGCGGCGCCCTTCTCGTCGAGGAAGTCGGCTCTCGCGAGAGCGGACTCGCGCCGCAATTCGAGGTCTCGTGCAACCCACTGCCGGTAGGTCTCGACCGAGTTACCGGGACGTTGTGTGGTGGTCATTTCGATGTGCCCTTCGATTTGATGAGTTGTTAGGCCGCTGCGGGAACGGCTTGGATCGCTTTAGCGTCGCGATCCCGATTGATGCGCTCGACGGCAACCGCCAACGCTTCGCCCGCTCTGGATACCGCTTCGGCGCGGGAACGTTCGTTCACGCCGCGTTCTCTTCCCCGTCACTGACAACGTCGAAGATGTCCTCGAACTTGTTCGGGAATGCCGTGATGACCGCGGCGATGAACCGGTTCCGGGGCAACGTTTCTCCGCGGGTAACTCGCGAGACTGTCCCCTTGTCAACACCCAGTCGCTCAGCGAGCGACTGGACGGTATTCAGGCCGTATTCATCGCGAACCTTTTCGAGTCCGCCTGAATTCAAAACGACCTTTGCCATGTGTTCCCCTTTGTCGACGGTGTAGTTTCGCAACTCCTAGTTGCAGTTGCACAACTGAGACAATACGTCGCTTACTTCAAAAGTTGCAAGTTAACAACTCCCCCACTTTGGGTGCCACTCGGCATTGCATAGTTGTGGTTGCGCAACTACACTTAAAGCATGACTATGAACCGCAATCGCTGGTGGGACTACGTTCAGACAATTGCCGCTGGCGACTCTCAGAAAGAGATTGCCGACAAGGCCGGCTTCGACAAATCGGCGATCAGCCGGTGGAAGAACGGCCTTGGCGCGGATGCCGCGTTCGTCGTGAAGCTCGCTCGCGCCTACGGGCGCCCCCCGGTGGAAGCCCTCACCGCCGCCGGCATCATCACAGATACCGAAGCCGACCTACGCGAGGTGAAGATAGGCCTCGACGACCTTTCCACCGAACAGCTCGCCGCCGAAGTACTTCGTCGCGTAGCCGGTCTCTAATGGCGGCGCGCCTCCGCGCGGTGCCGGTCACGGCACCGCGCGCCATCGCCTACATTCGGGTGTCGACCGAACGCGATGAGATGATCTCGCCCGAGCTGCAAGAGACGGCGATCAGAGACCACTGCGCGCGCAGCGGCTACGAACTGACAGAAGTACTTAGTGACCTCGACCTCTCGGGGCGATTCTGGAAACGCAGACAGATTGAACGGGCTATCGGTTTGATCGAGGCCGGCTCGGCAGAAGTAATCGTCGTGTGGAAAATATCTCGAGTCGCGCGAAACCGACTCGATTGGAACATTGCCGTCGACCGCGTCGAGACAGTCGGGGGACGCCTCGAATCGGCGACTGAACCCATTGATACCAGCACATCGTCAGGCCGGTTTTCACGAGGGATTCTTGCGGAGCTGGCTGCGTTCGAGAGCGAGCGGGCAGGTGAGCAGTGGTCCGAGACTCACCGCCGCAGATGGAAAAACGGTCTGCCCCACAGCGGTAGGCCCCGCTTCGGTTATACCTATGAACGCGGGGCCGGCTATTCGGTTGACCCGACGACCGGGCCTATTGTGCGAGAGATGTACAACCGATACATGCAAGGCGACACTTACGACGCGATTCGTCGGTGGTTGGCTCCCATGAATCTAGGCACGATGAGGACACACAAATCGGTCTCGGACTTTCTTGACGCTGGCTTCGGTGCAGGAGTCATCGTTCACCACGACCCTGAATGCCCGATTCGGCACACAGGTGGCAAGGCAAACGTTTCGTGCCGAAACAAGGTCCGTGAGCCTGGAGCCCACGTCGGCGTGATCTCCGAGGTCGAGTACGACGAATATCTTCTGGAGAGAGCGCGCCGCCGTTTCGTGCCGCCCCGTCTGAAAGCACCCCTCACAGCTTTCGCCGGCCTCATATGGTGCACGAGCTGCGGCAGCAGGTACGTGCACCATCGCCGTGACTCCGGTGCGTCGCATTACCGCTGCGGCAACGCGAAATTTTGTGAGGGGCCGTCGTCGATTGCGCGGTCGCGACTCGAAACGCTGGTCCTCGAATGGCTGGCACCATTCGCGGATGAAATCAACTCGGCCAGCCCAGGAAGAAACGGACCCAGTTCTGTCGAGGCGGTCGAGCGCGACCGCCTCGCGCGAGTGGCACTTGAAGCGGATAGCGCCCTGACACAATTAGCGATTGACTTTGCGCGGCGCATTGTTCCTGAGGCCGCGTATCTAGCCGCCCGCGACTCTCTGACCGCCGAGCGCGATGCGGCGTCAGCCCGCGTTTCAGCGCTTTCGAGTATTCAGCAAAACAGCCGGCGCAACCGAGCCATGGCGAATGACCTTATTGTTGCGTGGCCGGAGATGACAGACCCTGAGCGAAACCGCGTCCTCAAAGAGCTAGTACTGATTCACATCACTCGGACAACCGCCGGCCCCTCGGTGTCATTTTTTGAGTCCTGGAACGCCCCGGGTTCATAG